ACGGTTTGAACATCCGTGTTATCCTCCTTCAAAAAAATGGGGAGCGCACGAAGCGCCCCCCTCTGATTCCTTACGGCGATACAGGCGTGATGGTGGGCTTGCCGTTCAGCCGCAGTGTGCAGCCGAAAGCGTTCACGTCCAGTGTCTGCCCGCCGAAGCTGGTCACATTGGCAATCACCGCTTCGCAGGTGATGACATTGCCCTCGGCGGTGATCTTGACGGAAGTGATGCGGTCGGGGCCAAGCGCAAACTGCTTGGAAGCGATGTAGTCCTGGGCCGCATCCCCCACGATGCGCCTGCCGTTCACGGTGATTTCAGGGGCGCCGCCAGTAGTTTCGTTGTGCGCGAAGCCCTCGCCGCACAGGAAGAAATACTGCTGAATCTGCTCGTTTGGCGTGAAGGTCATTTCAGTAATGCCCTTGCACAGCTTGGAGTAAGTCCAGGTATCCCCGGTTTTGGAGGTGCCGATTTCGATTTGGTTTGCCCATACAGGATTCATAATTTAATCTCCTTTCCAGAAAAATTTAACCGACAGCGCGGAGGCCATCAGCCATACATTGTTCTGTTCCCGGTCTACAATGTCGGGGAGCGTCTGGGTGGTGATGTCCACGATCTGCCAGCGCTCCCCGGCTGGGTATTGTGTCGCCCGCGTCAGCGCGGAGTGGATGGTGTTCAGCGCATCGGAGAGCGTTTCAAGATTCGCGTGTTTCCCGTTGATAGTCACATCAAGGGGAATGTAAGTGTTTTTATCCAGGTAGGTTTCCAGCGGCGTTGTGGGGCCAATCTCGCAGGTTATGCCTTGCCCGGTTGGCAGCGCTCCGCGCGTTACCGTGGCAAAGGGTTGTGTTGCGTTCATCAGCCCGATAACCGCTTCCAACACCTCATTGATTACGCTTGTCATAGGTTCATCTCCAATGCGCGCTGGGCTTGGCGCTTCCATTGTTCAAGGTGATTCTTCTTTGCTGCCTCGCACCATTTCCAAGTGGCATTTGAGTGCCCTTCTTTTGTGTAGGCAGTCCGTATTTCCCAGTATTGCCGTCGCGCATAGGGCGTTTGCCAAATCAGCTTTCCTTCTTGCGGGCGGGAATGTGTCAGGCTTGAAGCAATAAGCGCCCCTGAATCCATCTTACAATATTCATTGCAATCGTTCAGGATTTCTTCTGCCAGCATCGGCAAGCCCTTTTTGAACGCTGTTTCAACTTTCGCCACAACCGCGTTTTTTTGGATGTTGATTCTTACGGGCATTGGATCACCGCCTAATACATGCTGATTTCCCAGTGATGGGGCCTGTCGGTGTCGTCCCGCAAAAGGTCGGCCATGGCGACGGTGTACTCGAAGCCTCGCACAATCACCCGCATATCCCCGCCCAGTTCGTGGGCGCTATGCAGCAGCGCCGCCCAATTGAGATTGGGCGTTGAGTGCCGAATGTCCACAAACAGGACGGAAGAAAGCTGCTGGTCGGTGTTCGTCTTGGTTTTCACAATCCGCTCGGTGGGTTGAAGGTGTACCCGTTTCACCGTGTATTCGTCATACGTTTGGTTCTGGTACATGTCCGTACCGTTGCATACCTTCACAGTTGCGGTGCTTCTAAGGATTCGCGCCGGAATGGGTGGCAGCATCAGAACCACCACCCAACCAGCGGCATATCGGGAGCCGTTGCAACCTGTGGGGCCATCAGCCCGCTTTGTTCCAGATACATCAGCACCATGGGGGAGATGTCCCCGCTCATGGCGCCTTTCTTGATGGTATCCGTAACGTTCTTGCTGTTCACGCTGACTTTGCCGACGGTGAAGCCCTTATCGGTGCCGCCCGCGACAGAATCCAGCCCGTTCACGGCGAAGAAATCCACCTGCGCGCATACGGCCTTTTTATATAGCGTCAGTTGAAACGCCGTCATGGTTTCCGGGTCTTTCCACCTTGTCATCGCGCCGACAACATCCGCAGCGCGGGCGCACAGCGCCGGGAAGGAGGCTTCGTCGGCCTCCTGTCCCATGTAGACGGTGGAATAATATTCATAGTCTACAATCGCGCTCATGCTGTTACCCCTTAGGCCGCGGCGTTCACGATGATGCCGCCCGTGCGCTGCGCCAGCACGAAAGCGCCGTAGTAGTAGCGCTCATAGTACAGGTACTTGCCCTTGCTCTGGGCGGTGGGAGCGCTCATCATGGCGGTTTCGTATTTCACAGGAGCAGCCACAGCATCGGGGTCAGCCAGGATCATGTTGATCTGCTTCGCGCCGGTGGCAGGCACCCAGCCCTCGGTGAACACGTAGCTGGACTTCATCAGGTCGGCAGGCACTTCGCGCACGTTCACGCCGTCCAGCCGGGCCACATTGCGGTCAACACCACGGAAGCCCTCGGCGGTGTCGATGAACCGGGTAATACCAGCCGCTTCTTTCAGCAGCTTATAGGTGCCGGGGGTCATGTACGCGGTCACGCGGTCACGGTTCACGCGGGCATTGGTCAGCGCTTCCAGATAGCCGTCCCAAGTGGTCAGGATGTTGGCGGAAGTCAGCGCGGTGGTGTCCGGGGTGACAGCGGCGTACAGCTTCGCGGCCAGGTAAGCATCCATTTCAGGGATTTTCTGGAGTTCGTTGAAAGTCCGGGTGATGTTGGCAATCGTTGCAACATCGTTGGTTTCCACGATGTCCATCGGATCAATCAGGGTGCTCCATTCACGATCCATGTCCAGCGTAACGGGCTGCAAGCTGTTGTTCCAGTTGCGGGCGAAAACGCCGTTCAGGTTGTCGCGGTCAACAGCGGAAGCGCCCTTCACCTCAAAGCTGGGAATGTACATGGTTTTACCCATGCCCGGCTTATAAAGCTGGCTGTTCGCGCTGGCCCAGATGGGGGCAAAATAGGAATAGTAAGGATAGGCATTCGCCACGGCGCGGCTGTACTCAGCCGCATAGTTGACATTGGTCTGAACAAAAGCCATTGTTCATTCTCCTTTCTGTTACTTTTTCGGGGAAATTCCCCACGCTTTCATGAATTGTGCTTCAACACCCTCGTCACCCTTGGGCATACTGCCCTGGGTGGGCGCACCGAAGTTCGGCTTGGGCTGCGCCTGGTTGAAATACTCTTCGTAATTCTCCCGGATGCCCTTAAGCTGTTCTTCCACGGGCTTTGCGCCCTCTGTGCGGTCTACCATGCCATAGACGGTTTCAAAAAACTTAGGCTTGACGCCCTCGTATTCTTTGGAACCGCGCGCCGTCTGCATAGCCTTGTAGGATGTGAACTCGCCCTGCAACGCCTTGTATTCGTCGCTCTCCTTGGGATCGGGCAGCTTCACGCCCTTTTCCCATTCGGCCTTGGCATTGGCCAGCGCTGTTTCCTGAGCCTGTTGGGCCGCTCCCTTGGCGATATAGCCGTCATCCAGCGCCCTGCCGTACAGGCCAAATACCTGTTCCGTCCGCTGCTCCGGTGTCAGCCCTTCGTTGCTCATGATTTCATTCAGCGCTTTTCTGGTAAAAATGTTGCTCATACTCCTCCTTTATGCGGCCTGATAGAGTGATAGGCCGATGCGTGTTTAACGCCCCGCCGGGCGTAATTGGTATGAAAAAAGCGCCCTCTCGGACGCTTGTCTCATCGTTTGTTTAGTGGCTTAAAGCATTATTTAATTCGCTGCTTCCGCATTCACCGGAGTGAATTCTCCCTTGTAATATGTCCCGAGAATCTCTCCGTTGGCATCCACGACATACCACCCAGCAATTTTCCCGGGAGCAAGGGTCGTTTCAGCTTTCCCGCCATCGTAGCGGAGCAGATCAAGGTTTCCATCCTGATCATAGTCGAACTTAACAGTTTCGCCCTTCTTCGTGACATAGCCCGAATACCACACCACGTAATCAGGCTCAACGGGATGCTCCAAGGCGTAGATTCGGTCCTCAAGTTCCTTGAGCTTTTCGGTTATGTCAATCTGCATTTCATCCCTCGCGTTGTCAGCCGCAAAGGCCAGCAATTCGGACATTTCTTCCGCTGTCAGCTTGCCCAGCAGATACATCTTTTCAATGCGCTCCTCCATTTCGGTAAGCACATAATTCCCAGTCAAGATAACGGATTCAATAAATTCTTTCATGGCTTGTCATCTCCTTTAACTGTTCATTGCGGCGGCTATTGCCTGAGTGATCTTGTTGTCGATATAGAGCTTCGTATCAGCCTTGTACGTCACCGCCACATCCCCCGTGTCAGCCCAGAGGTTGTTCTGTCCAAGTAATGTGCGGACTTCCTGCGGAGTGAGCTGGTAGGTCATGGGTGTGGCGAGTTCGTAGACGAGTTGGACACCGGAAACAGATGTTTTGAACGATGTCGCATCTTCGTATCGACTATCTGCAATATACAAAACGCTTACGTTCACAGACATTGTGAGATCCGGGATGTCGCTCACCCACCATATTGTTGATTGCGCCGTCTCGTAAACGTCTGAAAGCATAGTGTTTGGGGCATTTCTTTCCCTTCTCGCCATGCCGTAACCAACGTTTGATACGTTTACACTGAACACGTTACCACCACTTGCAGATGGACTCAATGTTTTATTGTATACGAGCGTCCCCATATCCACCATTGCCCTATCCACCGTCAGCACCCCGTTCGTCACATCCAGCGTGCCGCCGTACACCGTCCCGGCTTCGGTGGGGAAAGAGACTTCAACCTGACGATACGGATCACCGTTCACAGCACTCACACAAGTTTCTGTGTAGCTGTCATCGAACGGGTAGTAGTCGTTGGGGAAAAGGGCTTTAAATTCCTCGACTGTGGACGGTTCGTTGCCAGCGCCAAACATTTCAGTAAGGTCGAAATAATTGATATTCTTTACCGAGAAATAATCTCCAACCGTTACGCCAATAGCTCCGGCTCTTGCCCAGCCCAAATACCAGTAAGCGGTTTTTTCAGAACGGGCTGTTTGTATTGCTGCGTACCGTCTCCACCCATCAGCCAAGGCAGTATAATTTGTTAACATAAACGTTCCACCAAAGCTGTCTGTTCTGAAACCAGGTTCTCCAATTTTGGTGCCTTTCCAATCAAGTGTAAAAAGATACTTGTGCCCAGTTATTGTAGTGGGCGGTTTGCTTACGGGAGCGATAGCAGGAACAAAGATACTCGGAGAACCGGAAAGCATTTCTACAGTTGCTATCCCATTCGCTATCGTAACCTTAGAATCAACAGTTTCCTTTTTCCAGTTGTTTTCTCCTTGGAAGTTGCCGTCAACAGTAAGCTGATTCCACTTGATTGTCCCGCCATACACCGGGTCATCCCACACATTCACACTGTCGTGTCCGCTGATGGGGCAGATGTTGGAGTAGGGTGTCCATGCGGTCGGGGCGGTATCACCTTCGTAGGCCACCATTTGAAACTTGACGTTCAACGTGTTTGTTTCGCCTGCTGTCAATCCTCGGATAACAACAACCATCTTCTGAGTCGAGTCATCCCAGTACAGGTTCTCAACATATACGCTTGCGCTCGCTGGAATATTGAACGCTTTTAAGCCTAACCCGTTCTGAATGTTGGGAAATTCCGCAAAACGATATTGCGCACAAGTGTTTGTTTTGTTTATTGTTCCGCTTATCGTGATGATTTCGTTTTCTGTATCAAATGAAGTTGTGAGGTTATATGCTGACAAGCTTGTTGCCCCTGTCAGATTTGCCTTGTTCACCCCGCCCCCCGCAGGCCACGGGCTGTCGTACCCATGCAAGTCCTGCACAGGCTCGACGTTGACGGTCAGTGCCTTGACGGGCATATCTTCCGCGCCGTCTGAAAAACTGGCAATATCGCCCGATGCGCTGTTGATGATGATCGGCGCGAGGTTGGATATGTCAGCGTCTTTGCCCTTTTCGCCTTGCGGGATGCCGAGATTAAGCACGGGATTTTCAGGTGTGCCGGTTATCTCCGCTGTTGCATCCGCGCCCGGCTCTAGCGTTTCGACTGTGCCGATAGTCAGATTAGGCGTTGCGCCGACATTGCCGTCACTTCCGTCTTTGCCCGCTGGGCCTTTGATGTTCACGGGCTGCGGATTAGGCAGACTGCCGTCATTCGTCCAGCTAATAACGCCATTGGCAGACACGGAAGGAGTAAAGGTTACGCCGTCAACTCCCGGTTCGCCTGTTTCACCTCGCGGGCCTGGATCGCCCGTTTCCCCTCGTTCGCCCGTTTCCCCCTGTGGGCCTTGCGCCTGAACGCCCGTAGAAACCCATTGTTCCGTTGTGCCGTCCCACACTTCCCAAACACCGTCAACAATGCGCGGGTAGTGTTCCACCGCTTCTTCTGCGCGGTCTGCTGCCTGTTCCGCCTCGTTTTTCAGGATGATCAACTGCTGTTGCCATTCTTCCCACGGTTCCGGGGCTTCCCCGCTGCCGTCAAGCGCGTCAAAAACAATCGTACGGAAGATCGCGCTTTTCGCCACAACCTCCCCGGCAATGGCTACCAATTCGCATTTTCCCTCTCCGGTCTGCGTCAGCTCCGCGCTTGTTACCGTCCAGGTGGCAATCCCGCCCTCAACGGTGATTCCCGCCACGGGATAGGCTGCACCGTCGCCGGGCCGCTGGTTGTACAGCCCGATCACAGCGCCGGGCAATTCATTCAGCCATGCGGAAACATCGAACCGCACAACCGTATAATCGTTTTCACCCAGCCGCCCCAGAGCGATAGCCGTGCATTGCTTCGCGTCAATGATTTTCATTTCCATCAGCCCCCTTGGCCTTGCGCTTCCTCTTCGGCGTCTCTACGGGCTTTTCTTCCTGCTGTTTATCTTCTTTTTCACCGATCACCGCCCCGCAGATATGGCACACTAACGCGCCGCCCTTGTGGTACAATACCGGATGTGTGCAGTTCATGGGTTTTTCTCCTTTACTCTAACGGGAATTGCGCGTTGATCGGCGTGTATTCCCTGTTCTTGCGTCTTGCGCGTCCTGTCGCGTCACAGAATTCGTCTATCGCATCGCTTGCCCTGTCTACCTTCGCTTGCTGCGCTTTCAGGATTTCTTCATTCGCGCCCTGCGCTTTCAGGATCGCAAGATCGCGCTTTTCTTCTCTCAGTTTCCGTTCCAACGCCCTTTGTTCTTGGCTCTCAGCATACGCTTTTTCATTTTCTTCCTCGTCCTGCGGTTCGCCCTTGATGGTGGAAAAGCCGGGGATGAAGTTCATCGGATAATGTCGGCAGTTTACACCAAACAGCCCGCCGCCATAGCGGAAGGATTCAATCTCATCCTCGCTGTGTACGGTGATCTTGTTCCCGTCCAAATCTTCCACCACGCCGCGCCAGCCGTTCCGGGAAATTACTTTCCCTTGCCACGGGTAACACAAGGGCCGCGCCCCGTTGTGGCTTGATACCTGGTACATGTCGCAGCCGTATTCCCGCGCCCGTTCGTCAATCGCTTCCCGTGCCGTGTTGAACATCGTTGTCCGTATGTCCATAGCCACATACGCTTCCGGCGACCAACGATGCCCGGCATGATCTACAAACCCCGTCAATCCGTTGGCAACCATCTTCTGAACCGCGTCGTGCATTGCGGTGTTCCACGATGAAACGCCTGTCACCACTTCGCCCGCGCCAACGTTCAGGATGGATTGCGTGCGCTGTATGCGGTTCACAACATCGGAAACGGTAGCGGTATAAGCGGCTTGCGTGCTTTCAAGCATCACGGTGTTTACCAAGTTCAGCTTGTCCGCGCTTTGCTGGTAATAGGTTTTGAACGCCTGCATCTGGTTCGGAGTTACTTCCGGCGGCATGTTCCCGCCCAGCAACCCGATTTCCGCAGAGCGTTTCAATTGCGGTTCTTCCTTTTCCACCGCGTCAAGGATCGCCGCTTCCAACGATGCCCGCAAGGCTTCATCCGCGCCGTCAAGGCTTTTCAAAACAATATCGCGGGTTTCCTCGTTTATCTGTCCCATCTGGGCCAGCATTTTGACTTGGTATTCAAACAATTCCAGCGGTTCTTTGCCGTGCTGGATGTACGGGAAGTATTTGGCAAGGTTCACAAGGATTCTGTCTGTAACCGCCCCGTAAACCTCTGCCATGGCCCACGACATATTATCCAGAAACGAAGGACGCATTCAGCATCACTCCATCCCGCCAAACAGCTTTGTTACATCCACGCTATTTCCGGTGCCTTCGGCCTTGATCTGCTTTAGTTCTTCATCGGCCTGTTCCGGCGTCAGGCCCATGCCGTATTTCTTGTCCGTCATGAAGGTTTTTTTGCTCAGCAGCCCAGCGCCCACCAGCATCACGCCCTCGTTGATGTTCGTCTGCCTGTCCTGTGTCACCCCATCATCGAAGGTTACTTGCACGTTGTACCCGCCAGCCGCAAGGCTTTCCACGCTTTGCCCTTCAAACTCCATGCCGTACAGCGCCGCCACATCCACGATGTTCCGAACAAGGTGTTCAATAGCCGGGGCAAGCTGGTTCTGCATGGTTTTGATGGTTTTATAAGTCTTGCTGTTCTCGGAAATAACTTCCGTTGCGGTTTTGATGCCCGTGTGCTGGTCAAAAGTGAATGTTCCCGCGCTGAAACCGATTTGCAGGCACAGGATGGAAAGGAAAGCGTTGATTGCGGCAATGTGTTCCTCAACCCGCAATTCAACGGAATTATCCTGAATTTTCAAATCGTTCGGGTCATCGCTTGCCAGCGCTTCATAGGTTTCATCTCCGGGGTCGAAGTACCGCCGCGCAAGGCCCGTCTGCGGGTCTACAACCGTTCGCACAGCGCGGGCAGGCACGATAATTCTTTTCTTGCCCAGCCGGAACTCACGCACGAACGAATCATAGCAAATATCCAGCGCGTGCAGCGTTTCCAGCGCGTTCCCGTAAACGCTCATACCCAAAGGGCTGTTATCGTCCAGATTGTTCGCCACCGGCGTGCGCCAATAGCAAAACAGGCTTTCACCCACCGGAACAATGGTTTCCTCATCCAAATACGGGTACATTTCAGCCAGCGGCACCCGAATGCCAAGAATGTCTTGGCTGTCCCCGTTCGCGCCCTTCTGCATTTCGCTGCGGTACAGTTCATTGCGGATGGTGTAGGTCATGCCGTCCCAGGTGTGCCATTCCAGCCGGGTATAATACCAACCCTTCTTCGCCACGCGGGAAATGAACACGGCTTCATGCACCTTGGCATTGTCCCACGCAATCGGCACAA